TTACTTTTCAGAATAGTGATAATTAGTCACCATTCCTTCATCTGAAAAATCGATAGCTAGGAATTGCTCCCTGTCATTAATAACTGGGATAATCAGATAGATACGTCGATCTACAATTTTAGAATAATAATTCCAATGCTTTGTGTTATTGTAATTTTCTGTATTTACTGGCACTCCGAAATTAATAATTACATCTTTACGACTTGTCACAGCAGGGATAAGTTTCTGCTTTATTTCATTCTCTGAATATTCTGATAAGCGTGTCTTATTTGTGCGGTCAACATTTGAAGCGCAGGAGGTAATCAACGCGCAAACTAATACAATGCTAATTAACTTCCCCCAATTCATTTTGAAACACCCCTTTCAACATAGACCCCATTAATGCTATCCAGCACAATTTCCTTTAGATAAAGAACACAATACCCGGTTTTATCGCCATAACTAATATTAGCTTCGTAGATTTTTTTCTTTTCTGGTGTAAATGGTAAATTCACGCTGCACCCCTGATATAAAGAATGATGAATCGTTGTCTTTTCTTCAGGCACAAGTAATGTTTCGAAATAGTCTTGCGTATACTCTTTTCCGGTCACTTTAGGCAGTCCAATACCCTTTGTAGAACCTAAAAAAGGATTTAAGTAACGGTTATGCTTTAAAACCCAGCCACCACCTTTTTTACCCGATTTATCAGTTTGATACAGAGCATAGCTCATTGGTGGGCCAATAAGACGAATTTTAGCAACATCTGCACTATCGCTGGGCGGGATATACTGAGTTGGTTCAGGGAAAAAAGTACTGCAGCCTGAAATACTCAGCACTACAGGAATTAAAAGATAGTTTAAACACTTCATGATATATCCTTATTAAAATATAAAAATTCTCAGCAGCATATGATTGTAAAAAATCAAATATGTCGACGGCAGAAACCAGGTGATTTTTTACCGACATAGGGACAGTCCATTTTCATTTAGTCTCCAGGGGAACAAAGCATTTATTCCGTATTTTCTTCAATGAAGTTTAACATTGTATTTTAGTATCGGCAGTATTCCGTATTTCTTCAGTATTTTATGAGATCTCATATGTCGCGATCAAGCCAGCCAGTAAGTAAGTAACTAGTGATCTATCCTGGCATATAGTAAATGCGCTTTCTTCGTTTCATAGCAATGACCTTCTTGTTGAAGGATAGCGTTGCATCAACCAGTTGAACCCACACCTCTTAGCCGACGCTCATATTTATCCACTTCTTGCTAAAGAACATTATCAGCAAAGGTCTGATACATTTTTTGTACTATCAGATTTATAGGTCCACTCATCCATTTCTAACCTGGCACCCGCCATAATCAGGCAAGCATCAATAAAATTTTCAGCCATCATGAGCTTGAGCCTGATTTTTCCCTCAGAGCATTTCTGTCTCCTAGCTATTGCTGATTTTGATATTCCCTTTTTATAGTGCTGTTCTATCAGGTCATAATCTTCATTTCGCCCCGCTTTCTTCAGTCGGCCTACGGCAGCATCCACCAGTAACCCATCATTGTCACAGCACGACAGCCGAGTTTTTGAGGTGCTTGGTAGAAGCCCTTTAAAACCAGCGGCGATAGGGGAATAGCCAACACCATTATCTTCATTAGCGGCCCAGCCGCCCCAGCGCTCCAGAACTAACTGAATATCTCTCATGCTAAAGCCCCAATACCGATTGACCGATCCATAAAACGAAACAGTAGAACTATTTGGCTGCCGTGTTCTTCTTCCCAAGCGCACTGGTTATCATGCAATTTATCATGACAGATACGACACAAAGGGAAGGTGAACAGGTCATGGGCCTTGGTTGCCATGCCGCCCTGCCCGTGTCCGATGATGTGGTGAGGGTCACAGTCGCCATTGCCACAACCGCAGCAAGGCTGTGATTTCACCCATTGCAGATATTTCCGGTTCTCCCAACGCCGCAGTTTTGGCCTGAGCATAAAACCTGCTGGTGGCTCGGCATCAACCTTCAGAGTTAAAGCGGGTTTTACTGCTATTTCCGTTGGTGGCTTGGCTTTCGTCACTTTCTTGGCAACCACCTCTTGTGGTGCAGGTGACCAGGTAATATCACTCTCTTTTGTGCCGCCAGTTTTGATCACTGCTGCTGGCATACGCAGAGAAGAACGGGCAATAGCATCCGGCAACAGGTCGTAAACCTCGTTAACCACCGCCCACCAACACAGCTCCGGCAACGTCAGCTGGTGGCCCTCAGAAAAAAGAAAGTAGCCGCGAACGGTTTCGACCACCCAAGCGACGAGATTATTGGTCGCCAGTTGATTTAGGCGAGGAAGTGTCTGCTCTCTCAGCTTATTGTCGTGATGCCAGCACAGACGAATTGACCGTTGGTTATAACGCAAGGTGGTGAGATTGCGGTCATGGCTATCATCCGAATCATGCCACTGGCACTCTTTCAGCCGTTCAACCCATGCCTCAAGCACACGCGGGCCACCAGCAGCATTGATAACCCGCTCATGTTCAAAGAAGGGTAACAATCGCGGATCATTGGCTAGCTGTTGATTGGCGACAGGCAACGCGCCAGCAGGCAGCAATTTAAACTCATCCGGTTCAGTGGCCACCAGCAAGCGGCCTGACATATACGGCAATAAATCTGCACCTGGCTTCAATATCACCACACCCAGTTCTCGCTGAATAAATGGGGTTAATAGCGCCCTCATACAGCCACCTTCTGTTTCATGTATCGCTGTACTTCATGCCCAATCCACATGCCGACGTGTCGAGATACACCGTTTCCGATTTGTCGGTAAGCAGCCGTTTGTGACACGGGAAAAACAAAATCATCTTTTAGCCCCTGAAGCCGGGCATATTCCCTGACTGAATAGGGTCTGACTCCAAGTGGAAACCGCCTGTCAGCTACCAGGCGGGTAGATTTGTCTTTCGCATAGTGAGCGACACATGTCGGTGCGATATCACCCTTGTTTGGGTCAGAAATAATAGGGAGGTCACGGTAAGCACCATTCATACGTGCGGCTATTGCAGACGGCAGGGTTACATCCGGGTCAGTCTCCAATATTTCCGCAAGAGTAATTCGCGTCGTGTTCTCTGGCGGTCGAATTGCAAAGCTTCTTTTGGTGCCGATAATGATCAGACGGTCTCGTCGTTGTGGCAGCCATATCTCAGACTTAATAGGGCAGAACACAGTGACGTAGTAGTCGGGCATCTTTGTCATGGCCTCTACAACAATCGGGAACGCTCTCATTCCTGGGACGTTTTCGACAGCATAGAATTCTGGACGGGCAATGGCCAAGTGACGGAGTGCATGCAGAAAAAGCTCATCACCAGTACGCACACCGTGGATGTCGCCTATAGTCGAGTATTTGGTGCATGGGTAGGTGAATACCATTCCGTCGCATGAGTCTTGCTCGAGTACCAGTTCGTTGGCGATATCGCATTGCTTAATGTGATCGCCGTGATTTGCCCGGTATGTTTTGCATGCGTCAGAGTCCATTTCAAACGCCTGGTTGATTATCAATCCTGCATCGATAAGACCAGAATCCATTAATCCCGCGCCGCAAAAGTAGCTATTTACCGTTATCATGTCACTGCCTCCCCACTCACGCGCTGGCTGCATTCTTTCCAGATGGCATTCCATTTAATTACGCCGAAATCACCTTTAGCCCCACGGACACCCGCATTGCTGGCTTTCTTGATAACCATGGTTTCGAGGGCGCTTGGATTGCGAACAGGTAACCCGCTGCCAATAAAACGCTTATAGGCTTTATCACGCTCAGTGGTGTCACCAGTAAGCAACTCTCCGTTGGCTTTTACCCATTTACCGTCTTTGCGTGTTGGACGCCCCGCCCCATGCCAACGGTTAGCTCCTTCGAGATAGCCAGGGAATTTGGTTGGTTGGAAAAGTGTTGTTGGCCGTAAATATTCAGCCATGTCCAGATCTGCGGCCCACTTAGCGTGAAGGTAATCAACCGTAAGTTTCAGCTCTGCAACAGTGAACTGTTCTTTTAGCCGGGCGCGGATATTCTCCAGCGATGACTTGCTGGTCTGGTACCGAGAGCCTGTAATCAGGTTCAGGTGTTTTAAGACTTCTTTGGCCTGATCAGTAATTTCGACTTCGGGGTCGGTCGCCATCGGCGGCTGACAAGTAGGTTTTATACTTGATGGATCTGGTGTTGAATTTACTGACGGATCGCCCCCAGATTCTGGCGGGTCAAAAGTGCCATTATTGCCAGATTCTGACCCGTCGAATTTTGAGCCGTCAGATTTTGACCCATCAGGTTTTGATGTATCAGATTCTGACGCATGAGCAGCAGCCTTAAGTTTGGCAACATTCAACTGATAAACATTACTGGCGTTGCGATTACCGGCGCGGCGGGCTTTCTTGCTTAACCAACCATCCGATTCCAGATCAGCCAATGCAGTACGAACAGTGCTTTCGCCCGCACCGATCTGGCGGGCAATCGTCGTCACTGACGGCCAGCACACACCCTCATCATTAGAGAAATCAGCAAGACGGGCCATAATCGCCACCTTTGATATCTTCATACCAGCAGCCGCACAGCCGTCCCATACATAACTGGATAGCTTTACGCTCATACATCCACCTTGGAAAACTCAGCCCTGAACCGTCTTATAGGCTTTGATAACTCGCCATGCTCATAACCATCACGCAGGTAAATAACCTCGCCTGTGGTGCTGTCATAGCGAATGACGTGAACACGAACGCCACGCTTATCTTTGTAATAACGATCAAGTAATTGGATTGGGTTTGTTGTAGTTGAGCCGGGATTAGTCATACGCGGCCCCACTTACGGCGAACCGCACCCACAATTCCCCGCGCCCTGCTGTGGTTGCACGGTACCCACCGGCCCTTTATCATTCGTTCATACCGGAACGGACTGACACAAACGCAACGCAGTTGCGGAATAGAACGTTTAGCCGCTACAATGTTCATGCGTTAATTACTCCACACGTTTAGTTAATGCACCCGACGCCTCAGTGCCGCACACTGGGGCGTCACCCTTTTCAGCCTCGCAATAAACTCTCGATACCAAATTCAAAAACTGCATAAGCGTGACCCTGAAGTCATAAGCTATATCGTTGAGGCTGCGCCACTCCTGACGAGTGATTACGCTGTCACCGATGTACTGGCGGTAGGCGTTGACCAAATCACCCAAGCGCCCCACTAGCTCAGCCAGCTTGATCCCTATCTCTTCGTTGTCCGTATCAACCTCAACAAATGGAACGTGATAGCCACCTCTCTCCCTTGACCAGGCATCAGTTACGTGGTTTTTGCTCGCGGCTTTTTCCAGTACCATCACCCAGCCGATAGGAAATATTTGATCGCCGTCGGTACGTAAGCGGTTGAATATCGCGTTCTGTGTTACCCCTAGCCATTCTGCTGCTTCGGCATAACCACCCGGTAAACTGGTGATTGTCTTTTTGATTGCAGCCACCAGCCATGCTGGTTGTTTCTCTGCCTGCCATTCGGGATCTTGATCTTTCATTCCCACAGCTCCTCATGTTGTTCAGTGGTTTAACTAACTTGCTTGGTGCAATACACTCTGTTGGCTATGATGAGGCGATATTTTCTGAAACAGCATGGCTGCCTAATGAGTTGATGACCTCATCGACAGAAATTTCCCCTTGGGTCGCCTTAACAATTGCAGGTATGTAATGCGCACGAATACCACCACCAAAAAGCCATTTACTAACAGCAGACTGGTCAACGCCAACGCGTCGAGCCAACTCTGATTGAGATCCGGCAATGCTAATTGCCTTTTGGATAACCTCGTTCATGTCCCATTCCTTAAAGCATAATAAAGCATAAATATGACTTGGGTAATAGAAAAAGTCAATGATATGGGTAATTTGACTGGCGATGACGTAAGGAATATTTTTCAGGTATGAAAAAACTATCTGAACGACTCAACCATGCAATGATCGAGATGGGTGTCAGCTCTCAAAGCGAGTTGGCTCGCCGTTCTGGTGTGCAGCAATCCATAATTTCTAAAATACTTTCTGGGAAGAATGAAACATCCAAGTTTTCAGGAAAGCTAGCTTCTGCATTGGGTATTAGTGCTGATTGGCTTATTAATGGAGTGGGATCGATGCTGGGCTCTAATGGAAAAGAGCTAAATAAAATTGATGCTTCATTGCAAGTGGAGGTTTGGGACGAGAGTGGTAAAACTGGTGATGTTGTCCTCTGGATGGAGCAGCTTCCAAAGCATTTCCGGGCCTATATTATGAAAAAGAGCTCAGGCGTTGCTGAAGCTCCAGCCGGCGCTATCGTTGTAGTTGATCCAACAGCAAAGCCAGGCAATGGTGAGCTCATTGTCACTAAAATCCATAACGAGATTTCCACTTATCGCTTTCTTGAGGGCGGAAATGGTCTAGGCTTCCTAGAAGTAGATGACAGCCGCATACCATTGTCAGAGATCACTGACCCGTCATGCATTTTAGGCGTTGCTGAGCAGATATTCGTACGCAAATTACGTAAATAGATAATTTCTTCACCGTCAACCAAGGTGCGATCATAGCCGCCTTGGTTATTTTTCTTAAATAAAATTCCCATCCGCAAACCCACCCTGTTTGATCTTCATTCCCTAGTTACATTACCCATCTCACACACCAAACTACTGTATATTTATATAGTAAAACACCTTATCTATACTTGGTAATGATTTTTACATAAAAATTCGCAATCATTAATATTACCTATGTAATAATTATTCATTATGACATATTGACAATAGCTATTACTCAGGTCATAGTCGTTGTCATAAACAGCAAACAGGCAGGACGCCCACGAAGTAGCCGCCCGAGGCGAATGAAGATCGGGATGATTCGCTTAGTAGGGTTAACAGTGTGGAGTAACTGGAATGGCTAACTATCGGAATATCAGTCTCGAATGGCTCCAACTCATGTATTCAGATGGGTATATCGCCCTGTGTGATGGCGATTTGCTGGAAGTTTTGAACGTAGTTTTTGAGTAATCGACACTTATTTTGATTTGAAACGGGCCGCTCCGGTACTAACCGGTGTGTTTTGAGGAAGGCGAACGGCAAGTAACCCCTCCTGTCACGGCAGTAAACGCGGTTTAGCCTCGTATCCCGCGCAAAGAATGCCCCGTGAGGCTTAAAAGGCCGACTGATCCACGTTACGGATCACACAACAGGTAAGAGCACTCCGCGTGGTAAGTGAGAATCCCATGGAGCGCGTAAGCGAAGAAAGGCAGCTCAAGTGACCGAGGCTGTTCGTGAGATTGGGGAACCGTATCTCACTAAGCCCGATTAAATATCGGAGCCTGCTGCACATAGAGTGCTCTTACCGTTGTGATGTGTACAAGCGTACTGCACCACAGGCGGGAGGAAGACTGGAAATCGGCTGGGCGTCCATCATAACGCCAATACCAAAACCGAGCGGCCAGAAATAAGTAGGGGTAGCGCCCTAGTGTCACAACCTTGTTCCATTGCTGTTGCTGTGTTTTTAGCGGCTGTGCCAGTTCTCAATCAACCAACACCAGGGGGGAGTGAGGATAATGTTCTGACAGGCCAGCCGCTCTTTTTACACACAGAGAAGTGCTCCGGACGGGTTACCCGTACAGTATAAAGCCCCCGAGCCGGTGCACTTCTCTGTGTGTGGAGAAAATATGCGGCGCATGCCGCTTCATTGTGAGGTCTCAAAATGAATGAGCGTCAAACTAATGTAGCAAACTTTATTAGCGATCTGGATGGCGGTGTATTTGAACAAAAATACGGTGCTATTTTAAGTGATGTCGCCCTTGGTGTTAATAACACCAATAAAAAGGGAAAGGTAATCATCGAAATTGAATTTTCCGCTCTCGATGAAAACCGTGTCACCCTTTCTCATAAACTGAAATTCACCGCCCCTACAATGCGTGGTAATCGCTCAGAAGAAGATACGACGACTACACCGATGTATGTAAATAAAGGTGGGCGACTTTCTTTATTCAAAGAAGACCAAGGTCAGTTATTCACAGCTAAAGGTGAAACAGACGGTAAATTAAAAACCGTTAATTAATCACTCACTCTTTCCGAAACTTATTTTTATATTCCAATGGAGTTAATATGTCTCAATTAGATGGTTCAGCAATCGCACAAATTAAAGATTTAACGTTATCCGCTTTATTTACTAATGGCTTAGAGTCAACTGACTGTCCAGTATCTGTTTTACCAAATAATGTAGGCGTGGAAAGTCTGGAACGTTTCTATGAAAACCGTTACCGTTTTCGCGGCAAAATGGAAACTACAAATATCGACGATTTTGTAAAATATTCTTCTGAATATGCTGGCCCCAGCGTTCGCTGCTTCATTGATGCAGATAGCATGCAAGCAGTAAGTATTTTCAACCTTGGCACCCTTGATTCCCCTGGTCATGCTGACAACACCGGCGTTATCGCTTTAAAGAAAACAGCCCCATTCACTGGGTTGTTAAACATCAATGAACGCAAGCAGAGCCAAAAAGAACTTGCCGAATGGTTGGAAGATAATCGTGAATTCCTGACTGCCTTTGACGCAGACGGGGAAGTAATGAACGCAGTGCAGGCAGTAAATGGAGTTCGTCGCATCACTATTGAATCGCTCTCTTCTTCTGATCATGAAGAGAATGATTTCAGCGGCAAGCGCTCACTGATGGAAAGCGTAGAAGCTAAGAGCAAAGACGTTATGCCAGCAGCCTTTGAATTTAAATGCGTACCATATGAAGGCTTGGGTGAGCGCCGCTTTAAATTGCGTTACAGCATTATTACCAGCGACAAACCGATATTAGTATTGCGGATCGTACAGTTGGAAGCTGTAGAAGAACAAATTGCGGCGGAATTCCGTGATCTGCTTACTGATAAATTTAAAGATGTCGAAGTTGAAACGTTTATCGGTAAATTCAAAGCGTAATTAATTAAACCTTAGCTTATTAGTATCACTTCAAATATCCCAGCAATGGGGTATTTGGCGGGGTATTACCTAAAAACCGTGTGGAGTATATTTATGTCTTATATCACGACTTATTCAGGACTGAACTTTGATTATTTAAAACCAGTTGCCAGCAGCATTTGCATTGATGATATTGCTCAAGCTTTATCGCATGAATGCCGTTTTGCCGGTCACCTGCCGAATTTCTATAGTGTGGCCCAACATTGTCTTTTAATGAGCTTTATTGTCGAAGAGCAATATGCCCTTGAGGCGTTGCTACACGATGCATCAGAAGCTTATTGCAAGGATATTCCCTCCCCTCTCAAGCGCTTACTTCCTGACTACCAGGTAATCGAGCGCCAAGTTGATTTGGTTATCCGTGAGAAATTTGGGTTGTCGGCGGAAATGGGTTTCGTTGTTCATTATGCCGATCTTGTCATGCTGGCCACTGAGCGTCGTGATCTGGATATCGATGATAGCAAACCATGGCCCATGCTAGATGGTGTACCTCCTTCAGACATTTCTATTACCCCGCTAACACCATTGCAAGCCCGTGCAAAGTTCCTGCAGCGATTCAATGAGCTAACCGGGGCCAGCCAATCATGATGTACGGCCTGTTTTTACTCGTCTGCTACACATTCCAGCCGTGCCAGTACGAGCCTCAGGGCTACGTATACCCGGATGATAAGAATTGCATGGCAGACATTCAGCAACAAGGTCTACCACCTGAATATGAATGCCTTCCGGTGGATGGCATTCTCTATGCGAGGAAACAGTGATGATCAAGACAATTACAGCAGCACCAGTTGAACGTGATAGCCATGGTTTCTGGACTCACCCTGATTTTTTTGTCCCAGCAAACGGGAATGAATTTGGGGTCGAAGGTGAATTTGACGCGTGGAAAGCATTAAACCGTGTCGTCGGTAAGCTTGAATGGATGGAGTGCGAAGAGAACGCCGAAGAGCTACAGGCAGCATACGACGCTGGCGATTGTGATCTCAGTATGTGGCAACCAAAACCACCAGCAGGTGATGGTTGGTTTATGGCTTCAATTCATGACACAGAAGACGGGCCGGTCTGTTATTGGCTGCGTCCAATCGAATGCGAGCCAGAAGCATTAACGGCCCACTTTGACAATTGTTATGCTGAAGCATTCAAGACTGAATATCTGATAGCTGAACGCGATGCGGCACGAAATTCGTACACTCTGATTGCTGAGTCTGTGCGATGTGATCCACCAGCAACAAAATGATTTAAGTCACGGCTTGGTGCGGCGAGCCTTTATAAACAGTGTGGAGAATGACCATGGCGAGAACACAAACCTTAAAAGCGTGGGCTACAGAAGAATTTGACGAACCAGTACCCAGTTACCCTACGCTATTAAAATACGCCCAAAACGGCATGATATCACCCTCACCTTTTAAAGCTGGACAATGCTGGCGGGTTGATAAAAGTGCAAGGTTCATCGGACTATCAGTTAAGCCGATAGTTAAAAATAACGATGACCCACGATTAAAAAGGATAATGGAAGATGGCCAGACCTCGTAAGTACAATATTAATGTACCAGGTCTATCTTGCTATACAGACGCCAGAACAAAAAAACTGTACTGGCGTTACAAACATCCTATTACCCGAAAGTTTCATGGTTTAGGTTCCGATGAAGCTGCGGCCACCGCGATCGCTATAGAAGCTAATACTCGTTTTGCTAAGCAACAAATGGGGCAACTGTTAAAAGCGAGAGATGAAATAAGTATTAATGTTGGGAAATCAATAACGGTTCACACTTGGCTAGATCGGTATCTTGCCATTCAACAAGAACGATATGACACAAAAGAAATAAAACTAAATACCCTCAAACAAAAAAATGCTCCAGTCGAAGCCTTTAGAAGAAGTTGCGGAATATTGAACCTGCCTGATGTAGGTGCCAGAGATATAGCCTCAATCCTTGAAGAGTATAAGGACAAAGGGCAAAAGCGTATGGCACAAATTGTCAGAATGGTGCTAATTGATGTGTACAAAGAGGCTCAGCATGCTGGCGAAGTTCCTCCTGGCTATAATCCCGCTCTAGCCACTAAGCAACCCGCAAATAAGGTCACTAGAGTCAGATTGAATTTTAGTGAATGGGATTCGATATTTAATGCGGCTTCGGAGTTGCAACATTATATCCAGAACGCAATGCTCCTTGCTTTAGTTACCGGGCAGCGGTTAGGGGATATTTCTAAAATGAAGTTCAGCGATATTTGGGATGATCATCTTCATATTGTGCAAGAAAAAACCGGTGTTAGGCTGGCAATTCCACTTAGTATTCGATGTGACGTATTGGGTTATTCACTTCAAGATGTTATTACGCGGTGCCGTGATTTAATCATCAGCCCACATATATTGCATTACCACCACACAACATCAAAAGCTAAGCGTGGTGGCAAAGTATCAAGCTATGCAATCACTACGGGGTTTTCTGTGGCAAGAGATAAAAGTGGGTTGCAATGGAAGGAAGGTACCCCGCCAACATTCCATGAACAGAGATCATTAGCAGAAAGATTATATCGAGAGCAAGGGGTAGATACTAAGACGTTACTCGGTCATAAAAATCAGGCAATGACAGATAAATACAATGATGATCGAGGTAAGGAATGGACTGTTTTAGCCGTTTAA